AAAATGTAATAAAGGCGAATTAATACCCGTAGATATAGAAGGCATTGTTATTTGTAATAATTGTTCAATTGCTTTAGAATTATTAATAGAAAATGAAAAACCATCATATAAAGAACCCCCTAAAGAAGTATGCTTTTATGCATATAAGCGAATAAATCATTTTAGAGAGATACTTGCTCAGTTTCAAGCTAAAGAAACAACACAAATACCAAAAGAAGTATTTAATAATATTAAAAATCAAATTAAAAAAGAAAGAATGACATTAGATCAACTTACTAATAGTAAAGCAAAAGACATATTAAAAAAATTAGGTTATAATAAGTATTATGAACATATACCTTTTATAAAAGATAAATTAGGAATTCGACCACCAATCATGAGCCAGGATTTAGAAGAGAAACTATGTAATTTATTTATGGAAATACAAGCACCTTATGCTAAATATTGTCCGGATAATAGAGTTAATTTTTTAAATTATTATTATACTATTTATAAATTATGTGAATTGCTAAATCAAACAAAATATTTATCTTATTTTCCAATGTTAAAAGATGTTGATAAAAGAATTGAACAAGATATTATATGGAAACATATATGTAAAGAGTTAAATTGGCAATTTATACCAACAATTTAATAATAATATTAAAATTAATTTAATTTAATATTATCGTAATAGTTAATTATTTATTGTAATATTTTTAACGGGGAAATCCAACAAGTTTAGCGCCAATACCGAAACCAGCACCGCTTCTAGCTTGTCCTGCCATACTTGGTAAAAAGGTATCTAAAATACTGAAAGTAGCCGCAGCAGTTAATGCTATTAAAGCTACTTCATCAAACTGGAGACTTCTTTTAGGTATAGCAAACGCCGCAATAGCTACGAAAAAACCTTCTACTAAATATTTTATGGCTCGCTTAACTAATTCGCCAACATTTATTTCATCCATAATCATCATTTATAGATTAATAATAGAAAAAATAATTATATAATTATTTTTACTTAAAAATAAATAAAAATAATAAGTTATAATGTTAAGTAAAGAAAAAAATATCGATAATTTTTCTAAATTTAATGAAGATGGAAGTATTAATAATGAATATGTAGATCTATTAGATGAAGATAAAGCTATTTCTGGACAAAAATTTGTGTGTCTATCATTTTTATCTCCTGAAGATATTATTAAACAAAAAGAGATTTTTTTTCTTGAACATTTCCTAAATAAATGGGATATGAATAAATCAATGGAAAAATATACACAATTTTTAAGTTTTTTAAGTTACAAATATAAATTAGATCTAAATAAATTAATAACTGATTTAAAAGAATTTTGTGACGAAGAACGAGATAATATATTTAATATTTCATTAAATGATGAATTTAAAACATTTAAAGACAATAATGAAGAGAGATTAACAGAAGAGTATAATAAATTAGTTAATTATCAAACAAATACAAGAGGAATTAAAGTGCGTGGTTCATTTGGATCACAGAAAGAGGCAGAATTGAGAGCAAAATTATTGAGACAGGTAGATCCGAATCACGATGTGTACGTTGGACAGGTTGGTATGTGGATGCCATTTCATCCAGAAGCATATAAAACAGGAAAGGTAGAATATTTAGAAGAAGAATTAAATAAATTAATGAATGAAAAGAAAGTAAATGAAGAAAAAGCAAAAGAAGAGTTTGATAATCGTATAAAAGAGGCTAAACAAAAAGCTATAGAGGAAAATATTAAAAAGGCTAAAGAATCAGGAAATGTGCTAACACAAAATATTAATGAAGATGGTAATTTGGTTAGTGTATCTAATATTCCTACACTCGATAATGCTATTGGTAAAGATGCAACAATTGAAGACATTAAAAATGTATTATTTGAGTCAAAAGATATAGTAACAGACAAAAATAATGATCACGGGTTATCTAATATTATTAATAAATGATCAAATAAAATCATACTATAAAATCATACTATAAAATCAGTAATTAATGTAAAATTAATATTTAAATTTACATTAATATATATATTTATTGTTATAATGTTTCTCTTATATTAAGACTATTAGTATCACTATTTTCTATATTATTTTCTATACTATTTTCTATACTATTTTCTATACTATTTTCTATACTATTTTCTCTAGAAATTTTATTTACAGTATTGCATATATAAGACAAAGGATATTTTACATTATTATAAACTGTTTCAATAAAATTTATATGATTTCCCATTTTTTTACAATTATCAACAATATCTCCACTATTTAATAATTTTAAAATGTTATCTATATTATTTTTATTAATATTTTGATTATTTTGTAAGATAATTAAAGTTTTATTTATATTATTTAATGTAAGCTCTATATTATCTAATTGTTTTTTTAAATGTATATTATTATTATTATTGTTATTATTGTTATTGTTGTTATTATTGTTATTATTGTTATTATTATTATTTAACATTAAATTATATATTATAAAATAATATTAATAATGGTAATTGAACAATTAATCCACTTACACCATCATGATACATAGATCTTATTGTTCCTAATTTTCTATAATATGTTTTTTCTAATATTGGAAATAAATTGCTAAATTTCATAACAAATCCAAATAAACCACTTATTACAAATGTAATAGTTAAAAATGTTATTAATTCAAAAAATCTAAAATTTTTTGGAAAATCTATTAATTTTAATATAATTAGTTGCGTGAGTGCTCCAACAAATCCAGCAATTAACGCGGCTGATAATATAGTATGATAATTAAAATAAGGAATTAAATATTTTATAAAATCATATTTCATAAAATTAGGAAGAGCTTTAAAATTATTTGATAAAAGTCTTAATATTACATCAAATACTGATGTAATGACAAATGTATAAATAATTATATTACAATTATCAATTATCATTATATAAATAATATATATTTTTTTGTTTATCTTTTATAATTTACCATCTACTTTGCTTTTTAACATTAATTTTTTGACTATTTTTTTTTCGCGATTGTTCTGGATTATACGCAACATTATCATCATCGGAATCAATATCTTTTGATAATTCCCAAAATTCTTTTGAACCTAATTTAAATTTTGGATGCGGTTCAGCCTTATACCAAAAAATTTGATCTTGTAATTTATTACTTTTTGAATTATTATTAATAACTAGACACTCATAATTTTCGGTACATTGATCCATTATTTGTGTAAATGATTCAAATGTAGGAAACATACCCGCATAATTTTCCCATATTCTTTTTCTATTAGCAATGTAGGGTTCTCTTAATATAAATACATAATCAATATTTGTTCTTAGATTTGGGGGAATACCTAATGGATATTGCATGGTTATTATTAACATAACTTTCCAATGTCTACCATTCATAAATAATAATCTCATCATTTTATCTTTTGTCCACGATGAATCATATAAACAGTCATCTAATATAACAAAAGTCCTTGGATCAATATTAGATTTTTTATATGTTTCTTGTTCTTTTTTTATTTGTTTAAGTACTGTTTTTTGTCTTTTTAATATATTTTCTATTATAGCAGTATTATATTCATCGTGAATAAACAATTTTGGAACATGATTACTATAAAACCCATTTCCAGCTTCTGTGCCAGAAATTACGGTTCCAATTGGTATATCTTGATGATAAAATAATAAATCTCTAACTAAATAACTTTTACCAGTATCACGTCTTCCAATTAATACTATAACTGGTCCTTTATTTTCATTTGGTTTAAAACTAATGTTTTTCATATCAAATTTATTGAGGGTTAATTCAGAAGTCATTAAATATATTAAAGAAAAAGAAATACTATTTTATTCGCATTGTAAATAATTTATAAATAAGTTAAAATTATGAAAAAATATATATTATTACAAAATAAATGGATTTTTCGTATAAAAAAAACAATAATGCCATGTTGTTTAAATCATTAAATAAATCTAATATATTAGATTTAGAAACTATTCAAAATTATATTCCGATTTATAATAAATTTTTTAATTTAAATGAAAGTAATTTTGATAAAATAAATTTAAAAAATAAATTTTATTTACAAAATATTAACAATAAATTGACTTATAATACATATACCGCTAATATAGTAGATAACTCAGATAACATTTATGATATAGAAATATTTATTAAATTTTTACCATTATTAGATCCAAGTAAATATATAGCAGATTCATATGATTTATCTAATAATAATTTATTGGATTTACCAAGATTAAATAATAATAATTGTGATAAAAAATTACAAGACCCATTCAATTCCGCGTATGTTGATAGTCTATTTACATATTTATCTAGTAAAGAATTACATAATAATAATTTTAAACACGGTATAGATTTTTATGGTTCTTTTTTAGCTAAAAAAAACAATGTAGAATATGATATATCCGAAGATATTGATATGTTGACAGAAACAAATGCATTTTTTAATAACATTAATAAAAAATTTACAATTTTAGATAATTCAAATAATAATTTATTTAATTATTATACTAGAAATAATAAATCAAAATTACATATATCAACAAATACCGATAAAATAAAGTTCGATGATATAGAGAATATAAATAAATTAAATGCTATATTTAATATTCCATCAGATACATTAGACGATGATATTGCAATTATATATAATAACGAAAATAATATTAAATTAGATAATACAGATATAAATGAAAACGAATTATCCAGCAATTGTTCATCCCGCTTATCAAACACCACCGACGAAAATAGTATAATGTTAAATATTGATTATGACAATGATGAAGGCGACATTTCGGATGAAGGTGATGTTTCGGATGAAGGAGATGAAGGTGATGAAGGCGATGAAGGAGATGAAGGAGATGAAGGCGATGAAGGAGATGAAGGAGATGAAGGAGATGAAGGTGAACAAGAAATTATAGCTTTAATTAATAATTTTCCAGTTCAAATTACTGTTATGGAAAAATGTAAAGATACATTAGATAGTTATATTACTAATAATATATTAGATGAAACTGAATGGAGATCTATAATAATACAAATATTAATGATGTTAATATATTATAAAAAACATTTTAACTTAACTCATAATGATTTACATACAAATAATATTGTGTATAAAGAAACTCACGAAAAGTATTTATATTATGAATATAATAACAAATTTTATAAAGTGCCTACATTTGGAAAAATATATAAGATAATAGATTTTGGTAGAGCAATATATACTTACAGAGATCAATTTATTTTTAATGATAGTTTTTGTAAAAATGGCGATGCTGAAGGACAATTTAATTGCGAGCCATATTATAATAAAAATAAACCAATTGTTGAACAAAATTTTAGTTTTGATTTATGTAGATTAGGGTGTTCATTATATGATACAATTATTGATGATAACGATATAAATATTAGTGTAAA